CTGCTTGTTCATCATCGCGGTCTGCGAGGTGATGTAGGCCTTGTACTGCTCGAGCGCCATCTGGGTCGGCATCCGCGCGAGGTCCGACATCCAAGCGGGGGCGGTGCGGCCGGTCAGCGCCATCATGCCGGTGACGCCTTGGGCGATCATCTGCTGCGGCGTCGGAGCGGGCGGCGTCAGGTTGGGCATCGGCGGCAGCTGCGTCGGGATCGGCGGCAGCTGCAGAGGCAGCGCAGCCGGCGGGCCGGTCGGCAGTGCAGCCGGCGGTGCGACGGGCCCCGGCGCCGGAGGCCCGCCCGGCAGCAGACCGCCAGCACCACCCGGCAGCAGCGGCGCTGGAGGTGGCCCGGGTGGTGGCCCGGGTGGTGGCCCAGGCGGAGGCCCAGGCGGAGGCGCCGCGGGCGCCGGGCCGGCCAGGAGGCCTCCAGCGCCGCCAGGGAGCAGCGTGGGGCCGCCTGGAGGTGGCGCCGGTCCTGTGGCAGCCGCCGGGACTATAGGCCCGCCAGCGCCGGCTGCCAGGAGCCCCGGGGGCGGGCCGGCGAGCGCTCTGGCCACGCCACCCAGGCGGCCTGGGAAGTTCTGCGGCGGCGGCTCGGCCCCCAGTAAACCCTCCGCCCCGGTGGAGATCGGGCTCGCACGCGGCACGATACCGTTGGTGCCGCCCGGGATCGAGGTGACGGGAGGGACCGCGGTTGGCGCGGCGCCGAGCCCGGCGGCCGCAATCGCATCATTGGCCTCAGCGGACCCAAAATCGGTCTGCTGCCGATACCGAGCCCCCGCGGCCGTGCGCGCTCTGGGGTCGATCATGTTGGCGCCAGTCGACCCTGACGGCGCGGGAGAGGCGAGCGCCGGCTCGGCGAGGAGGCCTGCTGTCGGGCCCACCGGCCCGGTTCCCGGCGTCGCCATCTGCCGGGCAAAATCCGGCACCGCGCCGAGCAGGCCGCCCGGTCCGGCGGGACCAGCTGCCTCGGTCGACGCCGGGCTGCCCGGCACCTTGACCACATCGCCTCGGGCATGGGCGGCGGCGAGCGCCGGATTGTACGGCAGCCAGTCGCCGGTGCCGTTGGCCGCCTTCATCGCCTTGGCGACGGCGATCTGGCTCTCGACCGAGAAGTCAGGCTTGATCACGCCAGCCTGGATCAGCGGCGGCGCGTAGTTGTGCCAGTTGGTGCCGGTGATCTGGAAGAGCCCGGCGGCGCTCGAGCGGCCCTTGTCGGTCATGACGCCGGGCCACATCGGGAAGCCGGTCGGATCGAGCTGGTAGCTCGAGAGATCGTTCTCGCCGGTGCCGATATTGGGCTGGAACTTGCTCTCGTGGAACGCGACGAGATTGAGGAACGGGTCGCCGGTGTCGAAGACGGTGCCCATGCCCTTGCCTTCGGACAGGACCTTGGCGGGGCCGGTCTTAGCGCCAGCGCCGCCGGCCGCCTGCTTCTTGCCCTCTTCAATGAGAGCCGAAAGGCCCGGCAGCATCGCTTTGTTGATCTCGAGGTTTGACCGCGCCGCCGCGCCTTGGGCGCCATAAAGCTCCGTCTGCGCCTCCGCCTGCCGCGCCTTGATCAGCGCGTCCTCGCCGCCATAGGCGGCGGCGCCGGCCTTGCCGAGCGTCGCGGCGAAGGGGATGCCGCCCTTGTAGGGGACGGGCATGGCGCCTTCCGCGAAGGCGCCGGCCATCGCTGCCAGCGCGCGCGTCTTGAAGGCGTCTTTTGTCGCCTCGTCGGTGAGCAGTCCGCCATAGGCCGCAGCCGGGTCGTAGTCCCGGCCAAACCAGCCGAGGAGCCCGGAGAGACCACTGCCGCTATCTTCTGTTGCCATCAGTAACCTCCGCCCAGGAGAGCCTTGAGCGCCATTCTGGGATCAACGGGACTGCGACGATAGATGTTGAGGTATGGATTGCCGGGTTGGTACGGGTCTCTCAGCGGCGCCGTCGCGCCTCCCCGGGCCGTCGGCGGCGCGCCCAGTTCAGACAAAGTCTTGTTGAGGTCGAACGGCTTATCCTCGCCAACCCCTGCCGCCAGCTTCTCCCACAGCGTCGGCTCGAAGGAGGTGTTCCCCACAGGTGTGTAGGATTGGAAATTCGGGTCTTTCGGAAGCAGGTTGTTCGCATCGGGCCCGCCGGTGAACCCCATGCGTTGTGCTAACGACTGCTCGAACCCGGCGGGGAACGGGCTGTAGTCCTGATTTTCAAGGCTGCCCGATCCCGTCGACCCCCACGAGCCAAAGAGATTGTCAAAAGCATCGCCGAACAATCCTGGCATGGCCGCCTCCTTTAAATCCCGAATAGCTTGCCGATCGCGGCCGCGCCGGTCAGCGCGCTGCCAACCTGCCCCAGCGTATTGCTGTAGTACGGCGTCGTCGAAGAGGAGCCGGCGCTGGTCGCCGGGCCGAGGATGCCGGCGTAATTCTGCACCGGCAGCCACCCGGCGTTGTACCCGGCGGCGAGCTGCGACGTCGGCCAGTTGGCCAGCTCGGGCGACATCTGCGCGATCGAGCCCAGGTTGAGCGCGCCGGCATTCGCCAGACCGCCAGCCTGCCCCATTGCGTTGGCCGCCGTGCTCCAGCCCTGGTTGGTCGCGCCAGCACCGCCGGTGAGCCCCTGGATCAGGGCGTTCTGCCCGCCTTGGGTCAGCTGCCCCCCTTGGCCAAGCAGCTGGCCCGCGGTCGAATAGCCCTGGTTGGTGGTCTGGCCGGCGGCGCCGAGCCCCGACATCAGCGCGTTTAGCCCCGAGAGGCCGAGCTGGCTGCCCTGGTTGAAGAGCCCGCCTGCCATGCCGACGCCGGCCTGCCCGAGCTGGCCCGCCTGGGCGAGCGCGTTGCTGGCGTTGGCGGTGCCGGTGTTGTAGGCCTGCCCGAGCGCCGAGCCAGCGCCCAACGTGCTTTGGAGGCCGGTGTTATAGGCGTTGTTGACGATGCTCGAGGTGGCGCCGCCGAGCGCCCGGCCGAGCGCATCCTGGGCCTGCCCGCGCGCATTGGCCCAGGCGCCCGAGCCATAGCGGCCCGCCCCCTCGAACGGGCTCTCGGTCTGCGGCGCGACGGCGGTCTGGTACTGCGCGACGAGCGGGTCGGTCGCCGCGCGGATCGTGCCGGCGAGGGCAGGGTTGCGGCTCGGGTCGATGTACTGACCGGACGCCATCCCGCGCAGGCTGTCGTAGATCGGGTTGCCCGAGACGGCCATCCCGGCATTGCCATAGAGCCCGGCCATCGCCGGGTTCGCTATGTTCATGGCCGGGCCGGCGAGCCCGTAGAGCCCGGCGACCCCCGGCGCCACCGTCCCGGGAGCCTGCCCCGCGGCCCCGGCCAGGGCGCCGCCATACCCGGTGGCAGCGTTCTGTGCCCCGCCCGCGAGACTGCTGAGGCCGCCCGCGTAAGGCGCGACGGCGCCGGGGGCCCCGTAGGCGGCGCCGCTCAGCCTCTGCCCCCAATCCAGGCCGGCGTTGCCCGCGGCCCCGGCAATGTTCGTGGCGCCGAGGATCTGAGGGCCGCTCGGGTAGTTGTTCTGGGGGAACTGACCGGACAGAACCTGCTGTGTATAGTTCAGCGCATTCGGCATCACGCCGCCGGCCGCCCCGGCGGTGTTCGTAAAATTGTTCTGGCCGTAGCTGATCATCTGATTGATCAGGTCCTGACCGAGCGGCTGGCTGCCCGGGAGAAGACCGGCATTGCTCGCGCCCGCGGTCCACAGCCCCTCCAGGTACGGCTGCTGCGCTTGCCCGAGCACGTTCGAAGTGGTCGTGGTGCTCGGCGTCGATTTGCTTCCCATGCTCTCAGTCCTTTAGTCGCCGCACCAGGGTGACGCCCGTGACCTTGAAGCCGAATGCCGACCAGCCCTTGCGGTCCCAGCCGCTGATATCGGTGCAGCCCTGGCCCTCGGCCTGGGCGTCTAACGCATCGAGCAGCGGGCGCCACCAGCGCTTCAGCCCGGTGCCGGCGATGAACGGCACCTCGAGGACACGGCAGCGCGGGAATTGGCGCACCTCGGTGACCGCGAGCGCGGCAATCCGTCCACCGTCGCGGACGACAAACATGTTCATCCGGCCGATCATCAGGAGCTGCAGGATGTCGACCGGCTCGAACCCGCGGCACCGGTCGGTCGCGCGCTTCAGCATCGGCTCGAGGATCGCCCAGCACCGCGCGATCTCGTCGAGCGGCGGCAGATCGATCGTGATGTCGCCCTCAGCCGATAAGGCAGGCGACAAAGGTCTGATCGGTATTGGGACTGCTGGCATGATGGATGGTGGCCCCGCCTTTGGTCGGCTCGATCCAAATGGATGGGAGGGCTGCGACGGCGTTGGCGGTCATCGGCATCAGGCCGATGTAGGTGTAGCGGCCGATCCGGCTGTCCTGAAAAACGCTGGTCGTATCGCTCGGCGCGAGCGTCACCTCGAGCGTCGCGGCAATGCCGCCGCGCAGCACCTGATTGAGCGCGTTGGTGAACCGCACCAAGGTGATGCGGACATTGCCGACGTCGGAGGGAACCAGGGGAACGGCAGGCGGGCGGGCGAGGCTCGCCTGCCCCATCAGCGGATACCCTCCGGCATCGCCGCAGCGTCGACGCCCTGGAGGTTCTGGAAATTAGCCCCGGCCGGCAGTGTCATGCGGAAGCGGATATAGCGCCCGGTGCAGCGCTGTGGACAGTTGCCGAGGATGTTCTCCGGCACGCTGCCCTGGTAGACGACAGCCTGCCGGATCAGCTCGCGGGTGCCGACTGCGACTGAGGCCGCGACCTGTGCATCATGCAGCGGCCGAGCGCCGGTGACACGGGTGCGGCGGTCGGGGAAGAGCTGGCCCTCGGTGGTCTCGATCGCCGCCGCCAGCGAGGGCCCGGTCGTGAGGTTCTGGATGTGGGCGCCGTCGAACCATGCCAGCATCGGGCTGCCCGAGGTCCACGACCGGCTATCGAAGCTGAACGGCAGCTGCTCGAGGTTGCCAAATGGGTCGAGCTGGTCGAGCGTGTAGCCGCCCGTGGAGTAGGTCGTCGTCGCCTGGACCCATTCGACCGGGGTCGCCGTGAGATCGATCAGCGCCCACCGCCCCAGCTCCCAGTTGAAGATGATCGCGCGGTTGAAGAGGCCGGCGTGCCCCTGGCCATGGTAGAACCACAGGACGATCTTTTGCGCCGGGTCCCAGGTGCCCTGCACCTGCCGCAGGCGGCTCGGGTCGAGGTCGTTGTAGAACGTGCGGTCGACCTTCTGCGCGCCGATGCCGGTCGAGCCGCCGCCATCGAAGGCATAGAAGCCGTCTGACCCCAGATAGTAGACGACCGAGCGGATGCCGCCGTTCTCGCTCGGCAGACGGCGCTGCACGACCGACAGCGAAGCATCAGTGCCAGAAGCGCCCTCAGCGACATGAAAGTCGAATATCTTGGGCGAGCCGGCGTACTGGATGCGGTAGATCCCGCGCTCGCAGAACACCGCCCCATCGGCCGCCGAGAGGTGGCCACCGACGAGTTGGGTGATCGAGCCGAGGTCGGTCTGCTCGAGGTCCTGAAAGTCAGATTGCAGCTCGATCGCCGTGTTGCTCCCCGGCACCGGCCAGTTGGTCGGGTCGCCGATCGCCGGCCATGCCAGCCGGTAGGGGACGACGCCCTCGACGGCGTCGACGAGGTTGGCGACCATCAAGAAGTCCAGAATAACGGCACAGTACCGGGCGCGCGGGGCGGCCGCCGCGAGATCGCTGAACACGGTGTCGGTGCCGGCGAGATAGGTCTGGATCGGGTCGTCGTAATTGGTCGCGATGACGCGCTTGCCAAACGACGTCATCGACCAGAAGCCGTCGTTTTCGGTGTGGTAGGGCGCCGTCGGCCCGCTGATGTCGGCGAACGTCGTCCCGCCGGTCTGCTGGACCCAGAGGCGCTGCGGCGTCCCAGCGAAATTGTAGACGTGGCCGAGGCCGTCGCGCAGCCCGTACGACCCGCAGACCCGGAACGGCAGCGCCGCCGCATTGGCCACCGGGCCCGGCATCGGGCCATAACTGCGCACCGTGCGCGGCACGACGTTGAGGGCGAGGGAGGTGCCCGGGTTGCCAAAGGCCGGCCCATCGGGCAGCCACTCACCAAAGGGGAGGATTGCCATAGGCTGGCGCTCGAGGCTGTTGTGGGGTATACCATCAGGGATGGAACAGAAAGCCGCCGACGAGAGCTGGGACGAGGAGCTGGAGCGCGTGATTGCCGCGCTGGTTGCGCGCAAGGACGCCGCCGCCGCCGGCTCGGCGGAGCACCAGATGGCCGTGCGCCAGCTACGGGGTCTGCGCTACACCTACGAGAACGCCGGGCCCATCATCGAGGACCTCGACCCTGACGGTTGGGGGTCGTACTGCAGCCCTCTTTAGCGTCCATACTGATCAGCGGCGGCGCCCGCCCCAACGGCGCCCAGCAAACCATAAAGCGGGAGCTGCCCGCCGATTATGCCGCGCCGCACGATCTCGTCTCGAGACATGCCGGTCAGCCGGTGCGTGCGCTCGATGCTGTCGTTGATCTCCTCGATCATCGGCTTGCCTGACGTGTATTTGGGGTCTTTCAGGTTCTTGAACCCGGCCCACGCGACGTCCTGAAAGTTCTGCGGCTGCACGCCAACCTTGGCCGCCTCTTCCCCCAGCACCTTCTCGTACAGCCCATAGGTGTTGTCCGGCGGCACAGTGCGGCCCGGCGTCATGCCGGAAACCATCTGCTCGTCCATCGTCGCCGCGCCTCGATTGCCGGCAAAATTCTGGGCAAAATTGTGCCGTTTCGGATTGCCCGCGCCGAGTGCGCTAAATCCCCCGGCATCGAAGATCGACTGATGCTGCTGCGTGTTGGTCGTCGCATAACGGCCGCCGATCGGAAACGGCATGTCGTAGGCGGCCTGAGGGTATGGCAAATCCTGATTGCGCAGGTAATTGCCGTAGGCCGCCATCAGCCAGTTCGTTGTCGGATTTGCCCCGCCGGTTGTCGCAGCCATGCCGGTGGCGACGTTTTCCTGAAACGCCTTGCGCCCCGCCACCGGCCCCAGCTCCTTGATGAAGTCCTGCTCGAGCTGGCCGAGGGCGTACCAGTCCGCCGTGTTTGGTATTTCGGTGCCACGCTGATAGGCGGCCTGCAGTCGGGCGCGCGCGCCCTCGCTGCCGATGGCTTCCATGTGCCGGTCGATTGTCGCCTGTTTGGCCGGCGCGATGGCCGTCGTGTCTACATTTGGCGGGTAATTTGTCGGGTCGACATGAAAGCGCTGCGCGGGGTCGTAGTAGGGCTCATAGCCACTTACCCGCATATCCTTGATGATGCGGTCGCGCTCGGCGCTAAAGTCTTCCGCTTCCGGCGTCAATTTCTTTCCCAGATACTCAGCGCCCGACTTCGGGTCGATTTTCATTTCCGGAGGACCGATATCGGGATAGCTCTCGGCGTATTGTGGGAATTTTGCGGGCGGAGGCGGCGGTCGATTATTGCCAATCCCTGGAATAAGTTCCCCGGGGGGCAGATCCGGCGCCGCCGAAAGCGGGGTGTCGAGCGTGATAGCCCCTCTCGGGGGCCGGCCGCCGATCCGCAGCGCGCCGCCGGTGTCGGCGAGGACTGGGCCCAATGCCTCGCTCAGCAGCGGCGCTCTCGCCACCGTCGCGCCTGCGCGCAACGCCGGGATCGCCAGCGACGCCAAGTTCGCCACCCCTGCGCCCGCCTGCCCGAGCGCCTGCGGATACTCCCCCCGCTGGAAGGCTTCTGCGCCGGCCTGGATGTCCGGTATGCCCGTCATCCCATAGAGGCTGTGCGCCGCCTCCGCACCGCTCGGCGGCATCGGCTTCCCCATCGCCTGATAGAGGTCCGCCGCGCTCAGCCCAGGCTGCGACTGGGGGTTGCCATAGAGCCAACCGAGCGCGCGGCGCCACAGCCCCTCATCAGGCTGCTGCGGCTGCGCCAGAAAGCCGGTGGCGTCGCCCAGGAGGTCCGCCATCACGGGTTCCTGACGTCGGTCTGGATCATCAGCCCATGGGGGAACTTAGCGCGGCGGTCGGCGAGGCGGATGCGCTCGATGACGTTCTCGCGCGCGGTTAGCCAGAGCTGGAGGCGGGGGTCGTCGCCGATGTAGGGCGCGGCGCAGACCAGCGTCCCCCACAGGTAGGCCGAGGGATACTGCGCCAGGAGCCAGTTGGTCGGGATGGCGTTGCTGAGCGGCGGCAGCCCCGACAGGTAGGT